TAGTAATAAATGTGTATATAAAATAGATGAAATATGCCATCGCTACAGCAGCAACCATAGGAAAACCATAATCTTGTAATATTGCTACAAAGTCCATTAGTCTCGTCTTGCATCCTTTTTACCATCAGCACGAGCAATTCTCTCTTCGTCTGGTGGTATATCTAATGTATGAGACATCAACAAATCAAGTTTGATTACATCATTATTAATATTTCTAACTCTATTATCTAATTGTGTTATGATAGAGTGCATAGTTTGTACTTGACCTATAACTGAACCTAGAATATATCTAAGAATGATATAGATGAACACACCCATAGCAAATGAACCTGCAACTGGTAACCCAAATTCAGCAAGTATTATAATAAAAGTATCCATTTAACTATTTATTAAATTTGTTCCCACTGCTTCTTTAAATGTAAATCTGCATATTTTAAATTACTACGATTAGGTTTCTTCTTATTAGGCACCATTTGTTGACGCCTTCTATTCGTTTGCAATAATGCTCTTGCCATTGGGTTGTTTCTTAACTTATTCATAGTCCGTATTTCTCTAGTTTGTTTTCCTCTTTCTCGTACTTTTTCCAGTCAGGTAGAGGATCTTTCTTTTCTGTTATTCTTGGCCATATTTGACTGTACTTGTCATTTAATTCATACCACTTATCATCAATATTGCCGTTATCACTTACAATGGCACCGACAGGACATTCAGGTTCGCATATACCACAATCTATACATTCGTCAGGATTGATAACAAGCATATTATCACCTTCATAAAAACAATCAACTGGACAGACTTCGACACAATCGGTAAGTTTACACTTGATACAGTTATCATTTACCAGATATGTCATAACTATATTTAGTAAAAAAAGGGACGACCTCTAATGAAGTCGCCCCTCGGTAGTATAACAAAACAGGTGGAGAGAAATTTACTCTTCTTCTGCTAATTTGCTGAAGTAAGATAGCGTTTCATCATCATTATCGCTTGCGACTGGTGAAGAATCCGCTACTGTTTCACTTACTACTGGTTCTGGTTTAGTTTCAGATAAGGAAGGTGGGGTAACCATATCTTCTACTGTACCAGTACTTCTAGAACCTGTCAAAACTTTATCAAGTTTGCTTTTCAGCTCATCATAAGACTTAAAGTTAGACTCTTCTAGAAATGGTTTTAACGGATATTGTTTAGACCATATACCTTCAATGGCCTCGTCATTATCCGCAATCTCTTTTGTTGAATCAAATTCTGATTTATCATAGTTCCAGAATCCATCAACTTTTCTGATCTTCAATTTGAAATCTGCACCTTCCCAAAAGTCAAATGGGTTTACAGGTTTCTCATCTTCAAATTGTGGTTGCATTTTGTCAGTAATCTTATCGAAAATCTTTTTACCGAATTTAAATAGTTTTACTTGTCCTTCGTTTTCAGGATGTTTAGGGTCTGAAACAATAAGAACATTAGCAAAGTAAGAGAGTTTTCTTTTTCTCTTTCTTGCAATATCTTTATCTGCTTCGATACCTGTATTCCATAAACGACTATTCTCTTCACTAACTGGATCTTTATGATTCATTGTAGTTAAAGAATTCTCTATGTACCAACCACCAGGTCCTTGAAATGCGTGTGACCACATTTTGACCCAAGGTAAATCTTCGTCTTTGACAGCAGGCAAGAATCTAAGAACGGCATAACCATTTCCAGTCTTGTCTAGTTCTGGTTTCCAGAACCTGTCATCTACATAAGATTTCTGATTGTTGTTTGAAGAGACGCCACTAAGTTCTTTAGTGAGTGCGTCTAGATTTGATCTTGACCTTTTTAAGGCCGCTATACTTGTATTCATTTATATATCTCCGTATGTTGTAAGTATTGTTTGTATGTATTAATTTATCCACATTGTGCATAATATAGTACTATTTATAAGAATTAATCAGTTTCCCCATAAATTATTTCAGCATTTTGTGTTACCACAAAATTATTCACACCCAAAGTCTTTTGAGCGTCAATCTCGTTTAAGTCTCGACAAGTTCTGATAATGCCTTCTTTATCTTCACTTTCAACTATTATTCTTCTATTTCTAGATGATTCTATTATGTATTTTGCCATAATCTCTCCTTGTTATCCTCATTAATACATATAGTATAACAGATTCTACCCTAATAGTCAAGCATTAAATTGTAATTGTATCTAGTTCATCATAGAAAGATAAAGTACCAGAGACCCAATAATTGGCACCTATCATCCAGCGTTCTTCATCACTATCATTCACACTAGAACCGTGTGATACTGAACCAGGAAATATAACAACATCACCAGAAGTAATTGGTATTGACCAAGTCTGACAATTATAAGCATTGTATTCTGTATATTCTAATCCTAGAAAATAATCTTGTTGAAATGAATTCTTACCTTTATCAGCAGTTAGTATTAACTCACCACTATATGCTTTAGGATAAAAACATACTGAAAATAAAGTATGTCTATGAAAGTGTGGTCTATGCCAATCACCTTTCTTTGCTACGGTGACCCAACTTGAAGTTTGTTTTATGTCTTGTTTCATACATATAACTTGTCTTGCATATATTTCAGCGTGTGTCTCTATGATATTATTAATTCGTTCTAATTCAGGTTTAGTTAATACACCACCGTCTGTTTTAATTATCTCGGTTTGTGTTGGGTGATTTTGCCTCATATCTTTGGCAATCTCACACTCTTCTCGAGCAGTTTTTAAGGTATCAAGTTCTATATCTGAAAAGGTGGATAAAGTATTATTAGTAGATTCTTTATATACAGGCACACCCCATATTGGAGTAATCATTCATCACCTTCATCAACATTAAAAGATTTATATGGTTCGTTGTAATCAGTACCTTCTATAATATGTTTAATCAAAACTTGTTTCGTAAGTGATGTGGCACCATCTTCATTATTGACCTCTTCAATCTTTTTTATCTTGTTTGAAAGTTCGTGTACTTTGTTTGATAACTCTAGAGCAGTATGCTCGTGAGTCCATATTGTATATCCGTCACCGCTCATTTATCTTCTTCTTTATAATCATTTTCATTTTTGTAATATTGTATTTCAGAAATGGTTTATAGTTCATTAATAGTTTATATTTCTTCGGCCAGATAACTGTCTCACCGATCTCTTTATTAAACTGTTTTGAATAATTAAGAATATCATTCAGTATCACCATGGTTTCTATTGTTATCTTGTTGGCAATATATAACTTAACCAGTGGTGGGTGTTGTCCGTCTTTGACTTTGAACAGGTCATCAAATTTGATTCTTTTCTCCTCGATGAAGTCAAGCAAAGTATTGCAATCATTTTCAAAGACATAACTTAAACTCTCTATTCTTTTTTGCCATCTGGCGTAATTTTCTTCACCAGACTTTCCAACAGCATCGCCGATCCAAACAGTATCGCTGTCAAGAAATCCAGCAACAAAATAATCAACACAAGCACTACTCGAATAAGACCTAGACAACTTGTGAAAAAAGTATCGATCACGCCTTTTAGTAAAGGTGTTAAGTCTTGCAGTAGTTTTCCCATTGTGTTTGAAGTAGTCATACGATTCCGAAGTGAAGTGTAGTTTGATTGCAAGGTAGATTTTATAGACATCAAATCCATCCATTACACCGGTAACTTGCCTACTTTACCACCATCTTTTAATAATCTTAAATCCATAGCATTCACTTCAAGTCTCTCTTTTAAAGACTTGTTTATCATCTTACTCATACCAGAAGGTTCAACATTATGTTCCTTACAGTATGATAGGACTGCCTCTAAGTGAGACATCTTTTTGTTTCTTACCATATTCTCTATGATAATAGCAAATTTATTGGGTGTTATTATTGACATTGAAGTTATCTATCGCCTCTATTAATTTAGGTATGTAGTCTTGTTTCTTCTTATGAAATACTTGATTAAGACCTTGCTCGGTTACAACTAGTATTAATATATCATCTATTGTTTTACCGTATCTCTCTTCGTACATTTCGGCATATGCTGTGCCTTGTATGAAATAGTTTTCGACCCATTCTTCTTTCTTCTCTCTAGTAGAAGTCTTGAAGTCAATGATACATAATTTACCATCATATTCAGCGATACAATCAACTTGACCAGCAACTTTGTACTTATCACTATACATTGAACCTTCTTGTATCTGTATGTTATCAATCTTATCAAGTTCTTCTTTCATAACTGTAAACAAGGCAAGTGGTAAAACACCTGCGTCTGATAACTCTTCGTTATTCAAATACTGTTCGATAAGTTTGTGTACAGCAGTACCTCTTGTTGCCGCAGCCGAAGCAATAGCATTTGCCTTTGCCTCTCCTACTTTCTTACGCCAAGCGATAATGCCTTCGTTGTTGTTTTTTGATAGTACCGTTGTGATAGATGGATACTTCTCACCTGTAGGTGAAATATAGTATCTTTTACCATCAATATTCTCTCGTATTAATTGTGGTAAATCATCAACTGGATTGTGTTTAAAGGACTTCATCCCCTTAGTCTTGAAGTAATCTTGTAATTTGCTCATAATATAACTATTATAACAGATTTTGACTCGAAAGTCAAGCGTTTAGAGTACCAATCCGTGTGAATAATGGGTTTTACCGTCTTTTCTAGACGCTCTAAGTACTTGTTTTCTGTTTCCGTGCATTTTGTACGAACAATGTACCCATCCACTATTTGGGTCGCCGTCTGTATAAAACTCCAATATAATCTGGTCAAAATCTAGATTGTCTATAATCCATTCTGACAACTCTTTATTGTCTGTGCCCGTTATTTCAAAATCGGCTGCTTCGCCTTTGGCGTGTTGAGAAGTCTTACTTGACCCAATCGCCTCACATAGTTCTTCGGATCTGTAACCAGAGGTCACTCTTACACTTTTAGCAAAATGATCTCGTACAGGTTGTAAAATCTTATCACATAAAAGTTTCATACTTTCTTTATGCTGTTCTGTGGGTGTGTTTTCGATACCTTTTCTTGCTGCGGTATCAGATTTAGTCATTTCACTTAGACTAAAGTTTTTTGATAATTGCATTATTTACCTCGTGTTATTGCTACTATTTTTTTTAATTGTGATTCAATTACACTCTTACGGTTAGGCCAGTAGATATAATTCTCTGGTGCCTTTGCTAGTTTTAACATCAAAGGTATTACTAACTTCTCTAATTGTGTAAATTTTTCTTTCTGTTCTTTGCCAAGATTGTCTTTTCTCAAGTCGTATTCATCATCCATTTGTTTCTTA